TTACCAATAACCTACTTGGTTTTTACTCTTAAATCGGTCAATGCTTATTGGGCATTGAAACGAGTCGCACAATCCAGTTGATCTGGTCAGATTCTTCAATGTTCCGGCAGTTGCTTTGCTCATTTCCTCAACCATTCTGGTAAAAGCACTGTCTTTTGTCAGTTCCATACCCGCCTGCTGCCACGCTTCCATGTCATAATTAAAGGACATATCGCCAGCATTGGCTATGATATCATTTCCGGCTTCCTTTGCAGCGGCTTCTGTGGCTTTGATCTCTTCCCGGACAAATTCTTTCCATTCCTTGGTATTCTTTGCCACCTCATCCTGAAAAGCCTTGTCTGCTCGGATAAGCTTCATCACCTCAGCTCTGATCTGATCCGGACTCTTGCCAGTTTCTTTCATTGCCTGTGCCATCAACTCCGCAGTCTCTGTAAACCGCTTTGCCTTCTTTACGCGTCTGGCAATGTCAGCGATCACATCCTGTTCCAATGCCTGGTATAATGCAGCAATCTGATCTCCCAGCATCTCAAGCTGGTTTTCTGTCAGCATTAATCTTCAACCTCCGGATCATCCTCCTGCACCTGCCCTTCATAAACTTTCAGAGCTTCTTCCCGGCTGACATTCAGCCGTTCCTCGATATACCGGATGGTAAATTCCGGAATATCCGAAAAGGTCTGCGCATCTGTCCTCATGCTCTCCATGCGGGTATTTTTATCCTCGATGTAAGAATCATCAAAATCAATACAAATATCTGCTGTGAGGTCAAATGACGTGTTCTGGAAAGTGTTGGAAAACCATAAAATAGCACGTACAATACCGCTGATGTACTGCCGTGCTTCTTCCCGCTGCTTATTCAGTTCCTGCATACAGTCCTGACGCTCTCCGATGTACTGAGTAGCCGTCTGGATCTGATTCTGCTCGAACACATATTTTTTACTACCAAACCCGAATGTCATGGAAAACAGGGATAAGCACAATTCAAATGCTTTCTTGATCTCTTCCACACGGATTTTCGGGTTGTATTCCTGAATGTAACCATTGCCATCTATCGGCTTTCTTCCAAGAAGCACAAACAGACGCTTCCATTGCTTAGACCGCGGCTTTGGATCGCCCGTCTTTTTATCAATCTCCACAATAGCTTCATTTGTGAGTACGAACTTCTCACCTTTTTCCAGATCTCCATTTAAGATCATGTGGCACAGGTCAATCTGTTTCAGCGTTGGAATAGCGCCGTATACTTTCGGATAACCAAAACCATCCATATGCCGGATATTATTCACTTCTGCTACCTGCATCACCGCAAACGGCTTCACATCACCAAGAATGATCCAGTATGCTTCAATCTCTTTTCCGGATCTGTCAAATACAAAGGTATCTGCCCGGTAATTTCCTCCCTGCTGCGTAAACATGACCAGTGTAGTCTGCTTCCCGTCTTTTCCCAGTTTCGTAGAAGAAAAAGCAGTTTCCACCACTTCGTCATTCACGATCCGCAGCGGGATATAATCTTCTGCATAGCAATATGTCAGCTTTATTTCGCCGTTGATTGCTTTTCCATTGGTCAGATAAGTCGCATTATCCAAGCGCACATAAGCGGCAACCGTGCCTGCTGCCGACATCCGTTCTAACTGCCTGCGGTACATTGTATCGAACCGGTTATTTTCCAATACAGCATGTACAAATTCATTCTGCGCATCCTCACCGACATTGATATCAATAATCTCACAAAGGTTTGCATCATCCGCACAGCCACGTTTTGCAAAATTCATGCGGTCAATCTCATACAATTCACCGGTCACAGCAGTACGCTTGTGAAAGTCGTCAATCAGCTCATTTCTGTACCAGCGGTTGGCTTCCTCAATATATTCATATGGCTTGGTATGTATATGATATCCAAGCTGTCCCAGTTTTGTTCTTACACAGGATTCCATTGATTCCATTATTCGTCATCATCCTCCATCTCTTCCTCTTCGTTATCATCATACAAACCACTGTTTCTTCTGGATTCCATAATGTTTCGGTTATTACCGTAGATCAGTGCCATCACGCAATCCTCACCCAGTTTCGGGTACTCACTGGAGAAACTGCCATCTTTCAGCTGCTCATGCTCCAGCGTCGTCAGCTCATGCGCAAGGTGCGGACATCTGTCTGGATCCACCACAATCTTCTTTGCCATCTGCAGCCATTCCCAGCAGTAATCCCTGCCATGTCCACTTCCCCATCGTTTCACGGCTCCGGTCGCATTGAATCCCCAGTCCTGCATCTCTGCAATTGAATCCGGGCGGGCAGAATCACAGATAATTTCTACATTCATATATTTTTTAATCTTTCGTGCAAAGGTCGAATTTTTGCAGCGTTTGGAATACACTTCATCCACACAGTACAGAATATCTTCATCCTGATCATAATAGGATTTGATAAATGCCTGCGGATGCTCAAAACCAAAATCCAGACCATAGTCAAAATATGGCATGTTACTGATCTCTTCATCAGGAATCACACGTTCTTCCACATTTTCAAAGATTCCACCGCCTGTTCCGGTGACTTCTCCCATGTAGTTGTTCGCGTAATACCTCGGTTTATGAATTTTGAACCATTCCGCACGTTCAAAGAACCGTTTTCCAAGCCATTTCACCGGCACATTAAAATAATAGCTGTGAAACACCCTTGTCTCCGCTTTCTTCCGACATTCTTCCACGTACTGGTTCATGAAATTATTTTTACTCTTCGGTGGATTGAATACCTTTATATCTAGTGCGGGGGTATCAGATCGCAGAAACGTATCTTCGATGTTATCCATCTGTTCAATACCTGCCATCTCGTCACACTCTTCATGGATCAGTAGTTTTACATAGCCAAAAGACAGATTGTAAGACTTCAAACTGATTGGCTTGTCTGCTCCAACGAAGATCACGCACTGGCCAGTTTTCTTGTATCTTGCCATCATAGGACTGGTAGTGAATTCCCAGTCATCCAGATGTCCATGCCGGATCACAGTCTTCATGAACTGATTGTACACAGATCCACGCAGATCGACTTTATATCTTCTGGTATACACCACATGCGCTTCCGGATCCTGATAGATGGTTTCCTCTGCAACAGCCGCCCAGAAATTTGACTTGATCGAACCACGACCACCTTTGCTGACGATTTCCCGAATGTTTTCCTCACCGGAAAAAGCAGCATGTATGGAACGATACGGCTCCACAAAGTCAGAAGTGATATCAGTGATAGGTATGCTCCATGCATGTGCCGTTTCTTCTGTCTCTTCTTCTGGATTTAACTGTCCGGCATATTTGGCAATGGCTTCATAAGCTTTTACATTTCCCTGCGCTGCCTGCAAAATCATAGATGCATTTATTACGGATTCATAGGTGCTGTCCAATCCTAACGCCTGTAATTGTTCCGTCCATTCCGTTTCAACTTGTGCTGTCAGAAGCAGATTCAATGCCTTTTTAAAGTTTGCCTTCTGGTTTCTTGCTTCTCCAGATGCTTTTCCTGCTTTTTTTGCATTTTCACTGCGTTCTTCTCGTGTTCGTCTCGCGTTCAACAGTTCAATCGGCATCAGATTACTACTGTTTGCCATCACCTCACCTTCCCATCTCTATCTATGCTTCACTCACTTTTATCATCGCCCTGCAGATTACCGTTTCATCCGCAATTTTCAAAAAATATATAACTTTATATATGCCGGGTCTCGCCGGGCAAACTGAAATTCCAAGCACATGACCATCTACATCACAGGTACCTTCTGCCTCACGCATATCCATATCGCAATTCCAGAATTCATACTGCGCATCTGTAATCTGAAAGGGTAACTCATCACATGAAGTCACTGTCACATACAATCTCCTGTTTTCACCCGTGTACATTCTAAGTGTCTGCGTTTTCTGCAAAATAAGCCGCCCTCCTTTCCAGCCGTTCCTGCTCAATCGAATACTTCTGCAGCTGTGCTTCAATCGCAAAACCAGTCGTCTGTGCTTCAATTGTAAAATCTGCCATCTGTGCTTCAATCGTAAAACCAGTCGTCTGTGCTTCTGATGCATAATCCAGCATCCGGATTTCATATTGGATATTCTCAATGTCAACCACATACAAAATAGTTGCCACATAAGCCTGATTTCCTGCATCATCCAACGCATAAAGAGCGACAATATACTCGCCGCTCTCTAACAATGGGACTGTCACCTTCCAGATATTTCCATCTGTTCGGTCGAAGATGATCTTACTGCTGCCAAGCAAGCCCCATACCTGCGTGGTCATTAGTCTGTTACCTCAACCGAGATAACGAATGTCTTGCCACAATCAACCGGGTTCGGTGTGATAGTTGCAGATTTGATAACCGGAGGTGCAGTATCCAGTTTCACTATTCTGGTTACGGTTGTTGTCTTTCCTGCTTTGTCTTTTGCAACAATGGTGATGGTAGTGCTGCCCTCTTTCAGCGTTACATCGTTGCTGAAGGTTCCACTAGGAGTAACGGGTATGGGGGCTCCGTTTACAGTAACTGTAACCGGCTTGCTGGTTGCATCGTCTGTGGTACCTTTAACCGTTACGGTAGATTTATTTGTAATAAATCCTTCGGCCGGTGCAGAGATAGACAATGTCGGAGGAATCGTATCAACAGTAAATGTTACGGATTTCTGCACAGCTGCATTTCCATCGTAGTCACTCGCAGTTGCCACAACGGTATGTGCTCCATCTGACAGAGCTGATGCTGGTGTGTAGCTGCAAGTGTAGCCGCCTGTCACTGCAGTCTTTGTGAGCTTGGATGTATCTACCGCAGTACCGTCAATTTTCAGAGCGATTGTGGACGGATTAACTCCGGAATCATCATCTGTGATCTTCCATGCAATGGCAGGTGTGCTGTTTGCAAGATACTGGCTTGCAGTCGGTGCGGTGATTGTGATCACAGGAACAACTTTCTCTTTTACCTGCAATCTCAGGCTTGCACCCAATGTGCTGTCTGTTGCATCTTTTGTGGTTACGTTTCCAGCATCATCAGTTGCTTTTACCGTTACCGGATAATAATGTCCGGATAATGTATAACTGGATTTTGACGGAGCTGTAATGGTTGCTTCGTACTTGCCTGTGCTGGTGTTTTTTGTAAGCGTATAAGTCTGGCCATTAATGACCGCCTGAACTGTTTTTACACTCATACTTTCGTCTCCTTTCGCATAATCGTGTGCATAATCATATGGATAATCCAGCCAATACGCTTTCTTTTCCAGCGTAACGCGGACTATATAACTTTTTCCTGTCTGGACCGGGTTCGGATCTAGTTCTGCTTTTGAAATTGTGATCAGCCTGCTTTCTGCCATAGTCCTCTCCTCCGGTTATTTTTTTGCATAAAGAAAAGACAGCAGGTAAATCCTGCTGCCTCAAGCTTTGAAATAATTATAGTTGCATATAAAGATATAAAATTCCTATTACCAGAATAATATTTATTGCTAATACATATGGAAATCTAAAAAATATTTTTTTTAAAGTCTGCTTAATAGCTTCTTTAACTCTCCAGACCCTTTTATTTTTTTCTATTTTTTTCTGTGCCTTCTGCCTCGTTTCGTAACTCTTTCTCGTAAGCTCTCCATTTTTTAAAACATAAAACTTACCGTCTGTACTATCATCAATGTCATACCAGACATATCCTTGTCCACTAATAGTTGTTCCTATGTTTTTATCCACTATTTTCGCAATCGAATATAATAACAAAAACACTATATTAAAAATCACAAAGCCAAGCGCCAAAACACATATCAATGGTATAGTTAAGTCTTCTTTGCTTTTCAATGTACAGATTCCCTTTACCAAACCAGACATACCTGTAATTCCTCCAAAGAAGACAAAAATAATTGCAGAAAACAACCCCACAACAGTAATAATGTTCGCATTTAAAGACCCGGAAACTTCGTCAACTTTTTCTTGAAAACTATCCGTTATAGAATTAAATGTCTCCAATACATTATCTTTTATCTGGCTATTACTAATCTTCATATTTGCAGCATTATTCTTCAAACGTTCCTCTTCAAGTGCAATATGATCATATAACTTTTCTAAATTCAAAATCACCTCATCTATCTTTATGCTTGATGTTTTCTTAATAATTTTTTCACATTCTTTTCTTTTATTTTCTAAAAATGCCAGCATGACATCTATGTTATTTAATATATAACTTACAGAATCCTCACTCTCTTGCATTTTTTCATTCACAAACCGAGAAATTATATGATATTGATGTCGCGCATGATTATCATAATACTGCAAAACTCCTTGCAAACTTTTTTTTAATCCTTCTTCATCAAATCCATATTTATCAGAATAAAATATTTTTAATAATTCTTGTGTATCTTTAGTATTATTATTATATTGCACGCTTTATACCCCATATATTTTCTCTGGTTGTCTTTCATAATATTTTTGTATATCTTTGCACTTAATTTCAGTATTTAATTGTGCGTTTTTCCATGGATCCTCTTCATGTGTTTTTCTCACCAAATCAAATGGATTAGTAATTTTTACATATGAATCAACAACTTTATTGATTATTTTTTTTGTGATTTCATCTATTTTTTTTGCTGGTTCAAAAATAATTTTCATTGTTTTGCTATCAAATTTCATCCTTTTATTTTCTTCTTGCCTTGGAATATTGTTTCTACCATATTCTTTATAATGTTGGTATGACTCTACTACTACAGGTCCAAATTCCCAAGCTACAATCTTAGACTCAAAACATTTTTTTCCCGTTTCAACCAACAATGCTGCTTGCACATAATACAATAACTTTTGTAGTTTCAAATTACTTACTGGACTATTGATATCACATGAATAATTAATAATGTATGTTGATACATCAATTGCACTATAATTTGACATCGCTATCTCCCCTTTTGATTTTCTTTATCTCATTATATTCCATATTCATAAAATTGCAATATTTTATATCTATAAAAGACATCCGTTTCCGAATGCCTTTTAAGTAGGTTTATCCTCATAGGGAAGAAATCGAGCCGCCGGTTTCCGCCTTTGGCTCAAGTATTATTATAACTGTGCATCCTGTGCTTTTTGTGCGTTTTTCAGAATAGTATCAATTTTTCTGCTGATTCTGCTACGATCCAGATGCACGCTCTTGGCAACCTGCTCCTGGGTCACCGGCTTTCTGCCATCGATAAACAGTTTCCGGAAGATGCGGTGTGCCAGACTGTCCGGTATCGCATCCACAAACTGCTCCACCTCTTTGCACTCTTGCTCTAGGGCTTTCTTCCGCTTCAGATCACGATCCTGCAACCGCTCGTATTTCTCCTTGTCGAACCCAACCACACACTGCGGCATAGGATAACCCTTGCTGTAATCAAATATTACATCGTTCCCGATCATCGTATCTGACTTCCAGCGATTCTGCAACGCATAGTCCAGTTCCAGTATCTCAGCTTTATTGCTCCGATACGCTTTCAGTCTTTCCTTTGTCATCTCCAACGGCATCGCCTCCCTTATTTCTCTCCTGCAGCGTTGCCCTGCTGCCACTTTGCTGTATCTGCTGCCATATCAGATATGACAGGCTCCATTCCGGATTACCACCGACTGTTGCAAGGTAATCAAGGATTGTCAATGATTGCTCAACTCATTCTTCAACTGTTCAACGATTTTATCAATCTCATCGTAGAAATCTTTTTTACAATAACTGCAATCTCCACCACTCTCATTATCGCATTGTGCTGAATGGCAGTCTAAAAAGTACCACATGGCCTTCATCTTTACCTCCACTTCGCTTATCATATTTTCCACGTCATAAGCTGTCGGCTGCTCTTTCACTGCTTTCATGCAGTTCTGGATAGTATCATATTCTGCCTTTGCAATCATCCGGTCTTTAAGGCTTCCACTACCTGGTGATGCTGACAGTGCACAGTCATTCAGATGAGTCAATAGTTTATCTGCGTCAATTAACCTCATTTCATTTCACTCCAATCTAATTTCTGCCCGCAGTTCGGGCAATATGCGCAATCACATTCTCTTAATGGCAATGTTCTGCATTCCGGACATTCTCCCACTGCTGTTCCAATTGCCGCATTATATGCAATAGGGATCACTTTCTTTGCTGTCTGCTTAGAATCCCCATCCACAAACCGCTGAATCTCCGCTACTTCCTGTTGCAGCTGCTCATCAGTCTTTTTCATTTTCTGCCACCGCCTTTCCATATCGATTTACTCTCTGCTTCAGCCATTCGTATACCTTCTCCTGCTGCCCTAGATCCATTTCCTTTTTACACTGGATTCTGTACTCGTTTTTTGTACTCGGAATCTTTTGCAGGCTCTCGCTCGTCCGTTTCTTATTTCCGATGGTCTGAGTATCCTGCATATTCCTTTCTTCCCTCCTCTCGGCCCTTTTCTGATTTCTTTATAGTTTTCACATTCTTCACAATGCCGTTTCTTCTCGTCTATATCCTGCCTTGTTAGCCTCGCATACTCATTCATGATTTTCTGCAATGTACAATTCTCACACACTTTATTACATCCGTTCTCACATGGCATATCTACATAGTCAACTTCCTCAGTTCCTCCACTCGTCACCGGATTTGTAAACGTGCAATACTCTCTTGGTACATACATATCTCCGTAAACTCTTATCATCTTTATCATCTTGCGTCCTCCATCGGTTTTCCGAACCGGTCAACTTTTTCACTTAACCAGTCGTGGATCCGTACCTCTGTTTCGGTATCTATCTTCTCCAGATGATGCTTTTCAAGCTCTCCGGCAAGATAATGTGCCAGCTCTAGAACCGTCAGATTGCTCATGTACTCTCTTCGCGTTTCGTACATTTCATCGACTACTTCTACCTCTGGTATCTCTTCCTCTACCGGCTCATTTTCATCGTCGTTTTCCTCCGGAGCAGATGATTCTAAGCATTCATTTTCTTGGATTTCTAGCTCTTTTTGCGCCGGCGCAATTTCCTCTCTCTGGCTCTCCTCTCCTGCCGGTTCAATGCTCTCATCTGTATCCTCTTCATAATCTCCGGAGCCTGTTTCTTCTCCTTCGGTGTCATCTTCCTGATGTTCTGTTTCGCTGTCTGTTCCATAGCCACCTGTCTCTTCCTCGCCTTGTTGGCTTTCTTCTGCTTCCTGTTCTGTATTTTCATTAATTGGCTCTGGATGTTCTTCTGGAACATCCTCTTTTTCCGGTTGTTCAACAACGTCCTGTTCTTCTGGTCCGCCAAAATAGTTCCGCCATGTATCAGTTCCTGCTGCCGATGCTCCGAAGATATCCATCGTCATTTGATAGAATTCTTCCCAATTCATGTCCTTTGGCGTATCTCCAAATTTTTTGAATGTTACACGATTTTCGTACATCATCAGAAAAAAAAGCCCTTTTTTATATGACCGGTTTCCGCCCGGATTTACAATTTCCTTGAATCGCTCTGCTGTTGGTTTGCCGAACTCTGTTACTTCACTAAACACCGCATTGAGTACGTCCATATGATCCTGATAGAATTTCTCTACCAGCTGCCGAATATCGTCGGCTTCCCCTGCCTCCGGTTCGGTTTTGTTAAACCTTTTCAGCTCTCTGATGTCCTCTCGTGACGTATCCGGTTGGATCATCTGCCTGTCGCTGTCCGGGAGCTTCAGCATTTCTTCTAACTGGCTGCGCCCGAGGTCCGCATATTCCGGCCGGAGCCGTTCAGAGTATCCGTCTATCGAATACTCCCGGTTAATAGCCATGAAACGGCTTGTGGTTGATGGTTCCAGTCCATATTCCGCCTTGGCGAATTCTGCCACGCTTTTATATCCGTCTCTCTCATAGAGTTTCTGATCATCAATCTGGCGGAGAGCGTATCCGATCCGGACGAAGCTCTGCTTAACTCCCAAAAGCTCCTGTTTTAATTTCTGTTTTATCTCGATCCAATCATTCAAAGTCATCTGCACATATTCCATAATTGCCTCCTACATCCAAATTATTGTTTCTTCGTACTCAAAATCTTTCCAAGCCCTGTATGATCTATTGCACACGCAGCTAATAGCATAGTCTTCCAGCTCGTTTTCTTTTTTAAGCCAAGCACAATGATTTCTACAGTGCTCCTTAACCTGTTCTAAAAGTTCTATCTCCCCAGCGGCCTTTATCTCTTCTTTTGCTTCTTCTCTCCAAATCTCCGGGAGAAACTCTCCCAACGGTGTTACATAGCGTTCTATATATTTGGTGATTGCTTTTGTATTGCCTCTTCGATTTACCGTATATTGCCCTGTCAGCTCCGCTCTTCCGGTATGAAATTTGATTCTGTAATCCTCTACCATATCAGCTCCTTACGCTATGTTTGTCACTGGTACTGTGATTCGTACTCGTTTGGCTTTTATGCTCTGTTTGAACCTTTTTAACACCTCACTGATGGTCTCTTTATCTGGCTGTCGGTCGAATGCGGAATAATATTGGATGATCCGGTCATCTTTCATGTTTATTTCCACGGTATAATACGCTTTTTCCAGATCTTCCTTTTTTCGAAGAAACAAGATCCATGTTTCTCCTGCTGCCATTTTCTTCATGTATTGATCACTGCTGCCTACGCAGTGGTGTAACGTCTGTCCCTCTGTCATCAGTTCCTCACAGTTTCCTGCAGGAATGATCATGTGCGTTTTATCTTCCCAGAAATATTTCTGCACCTCTGGTAACCGTTCTTGTATTTGCTGATCCAGTTTAGTGTATCCTTTCAACCGTTTTTTGTTTGCGCGCTGATTTCTTAATTCAACCAGCTCATCATGTCTGGCTTTTAAATCCTTTGGCAATCTTACGATATCGTCCTCTGTGTCGTATCCTTCAGCTTTAGCCATCGCTAGATAGTCCGTCCATGTGGTAGTCAGATTCTTTGGAGATATCTTCTGTTTTTTCATGTAATTGACCATTCGGTTTACACTTTTCAGTTCTTTTAAAATATCCTTGCATTCACCGACACTCATTTTTTTATCAGTCAAATACTGTAAGGCTTCCTGAGAAATTTTTATCCCCTTCATCTGCTCATATTGCAGCCAATTTAATGTATATAAGTTGCCGTCTATCTGTTTCATCCGGTTCGTTCTGTTTCCATCCAGCTGCAATGCATCTTTCAGTTTTTTTTCGTGTGTACACATGCAACTTGGTTCGCCCCACCAACCGTATTGGTCTACAATATCTGCTATTAATCTGTACAACCCGGCTTTTGCTATGTATTCGAAATATGGTCTTGCCCGGAATGATGTAATAAATTTGTTGACGTTAAATTTCGTTCCGCTATTGGCCAGTGCGTCAACTCCGCTCCGTTCCAGATTTCCACATGGCAAGACTTCCTTCAGATTGTCAGGATACAGATACGATGGTACAAACCTTTTGTTCTGCTGATTTCTGTCCCAGAAATCCTGTTCGAACTCATCTGCCTCTATTCGTGTTCCGTACCAGACTTTTCCCCAATCTTTGCCTTTAGGGATAATTGCCCGGATTTCCTCAAACATCTGGATTTCTTTTTTCCCTGCGCTCCATCTGCAGATTGTTTTAAACTGACGTTCTACCCACTTTTCTCCATACTGCTGCAATAGGATAACTGGTGCCTTTCTTACTTTCTCCTGTTGTCTGCTATTTGCCGTTACTAGCTGACCGCATTTCGGGCAGCTTGTCTTTTCTCCGTGTTTCCATCCTTTCTTTTTCCAACTGCTGCATCCACAGGCTGTGCAACTGTATGTAGTTCTCTTTCCAACTTTTTTGATAAAAAGTATGTGCCCCGGAAAAATCTTCTGATCCAACCAATCCTCTACTTTATCCGGTACGCATGGAATTTCTGCCATCATATCATTAATCCGGTCCACTTTCCGCTCCATTGCTTTTTGCCTGTTCGCTTCATTTATTTCGTCCTCATAAACACCTATTCTCCATGTATCCAGGAAATCCAACGCTCTCTGTTTATCCTCGATGGATTCCCATGCGATACAATCGTCAAGATCGCAATAGTAGCTTTTTACCGGTTCCTTTCCCATACACACTCTGGCTGCATTGTTCAGTTTGCAGATGCGCCATGTTCCATTGATCCAAGCATTATAACCATCTTCGTTTGCGAAATACCTGCCTTTCAAAACTCCTTTATGAAACAGGCTGATTTCTATCGCCTGCTCTCCTTTTACTTCCAGAATCTGACTTACAGCGGTTATTTTGCCCCTTTCCGTATTCCCCGATGTACCACATGGTTCACATTTTAAGAATTTTGCCGCTCTCACTTCTTCTCGCCTCCCATGTAGTAATCCGTGATGATCTGCTTCGCTCTGGCCATCCCAGGAATTCCTAAAGTGACCTTACCGGCAGATACGCCTGCTGCCTTTATGATTCCCTTATCGATAGGCTGCTGATTTTTAAACGACCACATCAGGAGTGCTGCGATACACCCTTTCAGTGATTTTCCTTTCTTCCGGACATTGAACGCCAGTAGCTCATTTTCCATGCACTGGCCACGCAAATACTCTACCCAGTCCTTCATGATCTCTTTTGGCTTCAAATCTGCTACTTCAACATCAATCTTTCCCAGTGCCGCCGTCATGGCATCGCACAGTACCGGAATATCGCCAGACAGATACATCTCCACGTATTCTTTATCGATGCCATTCTCTTTGGCCATAGTTTTGATCGATGCTGTATCGCCCTCATTGAACAGATTTTCTGCAAGTTCATTTATTTCTCCAAACGTATCCATCTCTCCGAACTTATCAAACATTGTTTAGCTCCTCTCTGCCATTCTGGCGTGCTTCTTTGTTTTCCACCCAGCTGATCAGGGCTTCTGTTGCCACACGATAGCACTGCGTCTCCGATTCATTCTCTACTTTGATGATCATTCGTTTCTTGATGCCGCTGCCCTGCCAGATACGGATCCAGCAATCATCAAAAATGGATGCATGTGCTGACATTTTCAGTCCATATTTTCGGCACACCGCATCATATTCCTCATAGAATCGTTGTAACGCCTGTCTGCGTTCAGCTTCGTTTTCCACGTCATATTCCATCTGTCTATATCTCCTGCCCTTATCTTCTTACCAGTTCGCCGCTTTTAGCCATGTGTGCCAGCTCATTCATTGAAAATGATTCCACATAGCTTGTGTGATCACCGAACATATTCACAAAATGCAGCCGGAATCTGATGAACCTTTCATGCTCCGGGATATGCTCCACTACGGCATTTATCCACTTTTTATCCTTTAACTCTAAGGCTCCTGTTTTATAAATTCTGTATCTCTGTCCTACCTTGAACATCGTGTTCTCCCTTTCTCAAAATGGCAGTTCTCCCAGATCAATATCAAGGAACTCTATCCTGCCCTCTTTGTGTTCTTTAGTGCTCTCCTGCTGCCATTTACCGGTAATCTCTTCATGCATCCAGTTCCGACCAAACTCCTGCATGTAGCGTTCATGTAAATACTTACGTTCAAACGCCTGCTGCCCGATCTGGCACAGAAAGATCCGGACGTTTCGGTTTGTATGCACCGCATCCGGTCCATATTCATGATGCGCTACGCATAGATATACCCACAGACCGTAATGCTCTGATTTCTTACGATTTGCGGTTCCGAACATGATATGGTGTCTGTGCAATCCTGTAGATGGCAATTCTCCGTAATATCCCTGTTCACCAGCCAGATATCTGCAGATATAGCACTCTTTTTCCCTCTGTACGATGCTTTTACTCATTAGCTAAACGGTAGCTCCTCTTCCAGTCCGTCCGGGATTTCCATGAAGCCATCCTCTCTTGTCATCGGTGCCGGATTCTGCTGCGCGATCTGTCCTGCTGTCTTGCTTTCGGCAAACTCCTGCTCTTCCACGACGACATCTGTGGTGTAAACTTTCTGTCCGTCACGGTTGGTATAGCTTCCGGTCTGGATACGGCCTGCGAGGACAATCTTGGTTCCTTTACGCAGATATTTTTCTGCAAACTCTGCCTGGCGGCCAAATGCTACACAGCTGATAAAGTCAGCCTTTTGTTCCCCATCGCGGTTAAATCTCCTGTTTACTGCCAGTGAATAACGTGCAGTACAGGTCTGCTCCTGCGCAGAGTTCGGCTGTGTATACCGGATGTCCGGATCTCTGGTCAACCTCCCCATTAGAATGACTTTATTCATGTTTCATTTTCTCCTTTCAAATGCTCACAAATGGTGATTTTTATCTTACGGACAGGCTTTTACTGTCCTTTAAGTTCTTTGTACTGTCCTATCTCAAGATCTGCATTTTTCATTTCATTTTGCATCCAGGCAGTATACGGACTTTTGCATGTATATTTCACTTGCAGGTTGTGGATTTTCGTCTGCTGCTCAATCTGTTCCCACAAATCCCTGTTCTTAATCTCTTTTCCATCAGATCTTGTCCATCCGTCTGTTTTCCATTCCTGCAGCCATCCAAGCATCAAGGCAGACTCCAGGTAATGCAGGTCTGTATAGATTGTCACGCAGCATCCTGGTTTTAGATGCCTCAGTGCCCGGATCACCGCCGACAAGACCAGACGGTTTCCGGAAGCTTCCATGCATCCAATTTCTGACTTGGTGTAAGTATTACCTGCAGGCGAAATGTATTCCAGTACATAACAAAAGCTGGCCTTCCCGGGCTTAATCCTTTTACCGGATACGTCTATGTACAAAGAGACTTCCATCATTCTCGCTTCACTCCTCTTCTTACTTTTTCCGGTATCAACCTAATCATGGTATATCTACGGTATTTGTATCCTGTAACCGGATTGATGCCTTCATGGATCCGTGCTATGTAGTAACCTTTTTTCGGCTTCGGCTCAGCTTTCCATCTATGCAGCTTGTCCACCTTCGGCTCTGGTAGCGGCATGTTCCGGCTAGTGTTGTAGTTTGCTTCTGCTATTCTTGGTTTTCCACGTGTGCCATCTATCTTTTTTTCGGTAGTGTGCTCATCTTTCGTCATGTAGTTGGCTAACTTTGTGAAATCCTCATCATAGTTTTTGCTATGTTTGATTTCTATGGACCAGGTGCCACCCTTCGTCCATGCTTTCTGTATGATGCTGACCGTATCCCCGATCTCATTGATCACCAGATGGATATGCCAAGCTCCCTTTGTTCCTTTTTCGATGTTTCGGATCCAAAACACCTCATAGCCACGTTTCTTGTATTCACGTCGCACGTACCGCATTGCCTTCTGAAAATCTTTCAGTGCATCCTGCATGGTCGGTGGTCTATTTTCTACCTCATAGGTCCATGTGGCCAAAATATCTCCCCTCTTGAAATATGCCAGCATCTTCTGCCTGCACCGCTTCGCTTTATTCTGTGCATTGACTATGCGAATCTGTTCCTGTGTCGGCTTGACTCTCTTCTGCCGTTTCTCGCCGGGTGCCCCATACCTGCCATCATGGAACTCTTCCACATCGATTATGTCTCCCTTCCGGAAGTTGTATTTTTTTCTCCTGATCATAGCTGTTTGTCCCAACTTTAATATCTTTATCGAGTCTGAATACCGGCTTTAAACCGGTTGTAACTCTGAAATATTCCGAAAAAAGGTTTTTTAATGTCCGGACAGGATTTCCCTGGCCGGACTATATGATTCCACCGCCCTGCAGTCGGACGTTTGTATGTATTTATAATCAAGTAAGAAGATGTCTACTGCAGCTAACGTATCAATAATTATTTGAGAGTTTTTGGTTTTAAACATCCGACTGCAGGACGGTGGAATATTCATTTTTTTATCATCAACACATAGTGGAATAGAACCCCATCTGTCGAAAAGTCACATTACCATGGGTTACTGTGCGCCAATAGCACGACCTTCCGCACTCGATTCGCACCGGAAGATGCAGCGCCGCTGCTATCACCTCAATTCCTTTGCTTATGTCTACATGTTCATATATGTACAGCTGTCCTTTTCCTGTAAATCCGCTGATCCGCTCCATTCCATCAGCGATCCGGTTGCACTGCTCTTCGATGTACTTTAACTTTGCTTTTTCCATTTACTTTTCATCTCCCATCTGGTATACTCCAGACATAGGTTTTATCCCTATGTCATTGGTTTAGAGCGTGTACTTTCTCAGGGTCTCACGCTCTTTTAATTTGTTCAGAATAATTCCTGCACCGGCAATCACCAGTCCAACAGCTGTGATCTTCACCGCCAGAATGAATCCGGCTTGTCCCTCACTAGACAGCCCCATCATTCCGATGGAGGCTATTCCAAGTCCTGTGGCACACAGTCCGAATGCAATCTTATTTTTCATCTTCTGTATCCTCCAGATTAATTTCTTCTACTACCGAAATCATCATTAATCCAAGCACCGCAACGCCTCCGGCCAACATCACCAGGATTGCATTTATTACCGTGTGTGGTCTGCCAAAATACAGGAATACAAACACGGCTGCTGCCACTATCGATGTGATGATTCCGGCAATTTTCATCTTGTTCATGGTTTTATCCTTCCTTTGCTTCTGGCATATTCTCCTGCTCAGCTTTCTCTTTCTTCACACGCTCTGCATGCTTCAGAAAGCGTTCCGCCGCCTTCATCAGTGCATTCTTGCGCTTCGCTCTCTCCTCTTCTGGAAGATCTGGGAAATGCACTCTGACTTTACATCCATCAATGTTAAATGTCTTTACCTTGGAATATGTCATGCTCTCACCTTCCTCTCTTAGAAGATATGTACTTGTGGGTTGTCTGGTTACGCTTTGCATTTGCTTTTTTCGTTGCTGTCTCCTATAATCGATACACAGGCTCCCGCCAGAGCTGAGTACAAATGAAAGGAGACAATAATTTGAAACTAAACAACGATTGTGTTCGCGATATCCTTTTAACCTTGGAAGAAATATGTACATATGATTCTTCTTTTTCCTATGATATGGATAACGACAAGCCACATTTACTTACTCCATATACACACGATGAAATTCTTTACCATGTAAATCAATGCAGAATGGCTAACTTAATTATTGATGTGCATTTCTATGATGGCGGTGACAGCTTTGATATCGGCGACTTATCACCATCCGGGCATCAATATTTAGCCAATATTCGCTCGGATAAAATCTGGAATAAGACCAAAAAAGTTGCTAGTGAAATTGGTGTAAATTCGTTATCTGCGATGACACAAATCTCTACACAAATCATCTCGTCAATCATAAAATCACATTTTGGTCTTGCGTAAATCTTCCAGTACATGCTGGATTACAAATTTCTTGCACTCAATCATCTCTTCTTTAGATGGTTGGGTGTTTGTATTTTGGAGAATCCATACTATCAGTGCATACTTGGTCAACCAATTGTTCAGACATGTAACACCAGAAACGGCAATTGCTGCTATTCCCAGAATATGTATCCATACCATCATTTTCACCTCTTGAATTTTTATAAAGTAATTTTCCTCTGATTCAAACTATCCAACATTTCATGTAATACATGTTCAACAATCTCCACTGTCCGGGCTTCTTCTGGAAGTTCGGACAAAACTGTTTCTAATCCCGAATTAGCAGCATTATCAATACACTTTTGCGATACACGAACGGGTACTTTCTCCATTTCTTCACGAAGAGAATTTATTACCTCAAACATCGCTCTCCCCTCCTCTCTACACATTCCTCTCTGCTGGATAAAATTCCATTGGATCTAATTCTAAATGCTTACACAACGCTAAAAATTCATCCACTCTCAAATCTCTGTCTCTTTTTTCGTTAGATAAGCTATCGTACAGAGCCATATACGGCACACATGTCTTTCTTGATATTTCAGACAGATTAAATCCTTTTTTTCTGATATACTCAGAAATTTGTTTTGTTGCCCCGTCCATTTTTTCACCTCATTTCCAAGTTTCTTAGAACTTGTCTGTATCATATTCTCATTTTCTTAGAATGTCAATACTTTTTTCTAATATTCTTAGAATTTTTATTGACACGTTAAAAAGTGAGTGCTATATTCAAATTACAAATTCCTATGATTTGACTAACAAGGAGGTTTGATTATGGAAAGTTCTATTGGTGAAACATTAAAGAAATGTCGAATCGAAGCTGGAAAATCTGTAAAAGAAATTTCTGATTTATTAATTTCAAAAGGATTCAAAGCTTCTGAAAAGACTATATATAGTTGGGAAAAGGGCAATAGCCAACCAACACCAGATGCTTTATTAATTATGTGCAAAGCCTATGGTGTTTCTGATGTTTTAAGTACATTTGGTTATGCTGAACCAGTTAATTCCCCTTCCACCATCGCAGCACACTTCGATGGTGATGAATATACCGAAGATGAACTTGACGAAATTCGCCAGTTCGCTGAATTTGTTAAAAACAAACGTAAATAATTGTGCTTAATTTGCTACGGCATTTTAATAAATATTATTTTTAAAGGAGAAATTATCATGAAGAAAAAAATTTTTACTGCATTACTTGTTGGTTCTATAATTTTGTCTGTAACCGCCTGCGGTTCCACTAAATCAAACGATTCCGCTGTTTCTGCAAAAAATGAAGTTTCACAGGATAAAACCGAAAAAGTTAAAGAACCTGTTGATTTGACTGGAACATGGAAATCAGAAGACAATGATGGTTCTTGGATGGAAGCGACTATTAATGACAATACGATTTCTATTGATTGGGTTTCTGATAATGGAGATACAAAATCTATTTATTGGGTAGGCTCTTATACTGCACCAACCGAATATTCAGATGAATACACATGGACTTCTACGAATGATAAAGAGCAAACAGAAAGTGCTCTCCTTGCATCCTCTGATGATACCAAGGATTTTACTTATTCTGATTCTGACAAAGAACTTTCTTATCAAGCATCTATGATGGGCACTACAACTACAGTAAGAATGACAAAATCTGAATAGAATAATGTTCTTATCGGAAGATCGTGTGTAACGACTTCCTCATTAAGAGCATTATTACTAACAGGAGGTGTCCGCATGAATATATATGAAGAAATGCAAGATCGGGCATATAATGCCGGTATGAACGTTATTGGATATACTTTTAGAAATAAAACCATAAAAGGATTATACTGCGATGGCACTGCTGCCATTAGCAATAACATAGATACTAATGCCGAAAAAGCTTGTGTGCTGGCTGAAGAAATGGGACATCACTATACTTCTGCTGGGAACATTATAGATCAAACAGACGAACAGAACCGAAAACAAGAGTTTCGTGCCAGAATGTGGGCATACAATGAAATGATTGGATTAATGGGTATTGTAAGAGCATTTCATCATGGATGCCGCAGCACCTATGAAGTAGCTGAATATTTGGAAGTGACAGAAGAATTTCTGAATGATGCACTGAACGCATACAGGGATAAATATGGAGTGTACACCACGGTAGACAACTACATAATCTATTTTATCCCAGGTTTGACTGTATTTAAAAAAGAATAA